ATCTTCGAGGTAATCGGCAACGCTGTCGTTGATGGCCGTGGCCTCCAGCTCGCCAGCCGCGATCGCGGTGGCGCTGGCGGTCTCTTTGTACTGCGTGCCACTGGCGGCGACCTCGGTCAGGAGCAGCTGGTTGCGGGTCTTGGCCATGCCGCGCGCCACCCAGTCGGCCAGGAAGGTCATCAGGTTGGCGTCCTCGTCCTCGAGCAGCTCAACCGACAGGGTGATCTTCTTGGTGTATTTCACCAGCGTCATCTGCGCCTTGGCAACCGCGGGCGCGTCCTGGTCGAAGGCCGCTGCTTCCGCCGTGCTGACGAACTCGCCGTCGGCTTCGTTGTCATACGGCACGTCGACCGTGGTGCCCTTGCCGGGGATCAGCCGGCAGCCCAGGATGGTCGTCAGGTCGCTCTCGGAGCGCCGGGCAATGATCTGCTGGTAGAAGCCCACCGGGACCAGGTCGCCGCCGTCGGCGGCGGTGCCGATGTTCATGTCCGTGTTGTTGCTGGCATTGCGGATCTCCAGCTCCTTGCCCACGAACATATTCTTCAGACCAGTCTGGTCGCCAGTGCGCAGCCAGGAGCCGAACGCCCTGGTGAAGCTGTCGCCGCGGTTCTTGATCACCGCGGGGGCCGCGAGAGGCTCGCCGGCCGGGACGAACTTGCGCGCGGCATCGTTCTGGAACGCGGCGGCGCCGCTCACCTTCTCGTAGGTGTCCCAGTCTTCAGCAGCCTTGGCCTTTGCCTGTTCCAGTTCCGGCAGCAGAGCCTTGGCCTCGTCGCGCTTGCCCTCGTCGCGGAGGGCCTGGATGCGGTTGGTCAGCGTGACCAGGTCAGCCTGGGACGCCTGCGCATCGTCGTAGAAACTTTTGAGAGCCATGGTGTGTACCTCCTCGTTGGTTACACAATCAGGTCGATATCATCGATAAGGCTCTGCGCCTCTCGATCTTCTTCACGGACCGCCTCTGGCTGCTGACTGGCCAGCAGCGCCGGCGGGACGTTGGCATAATTCAGCAGGGCGTTCATGTACGCCCTGTTGGCGGGTTTTTGCCCGCCCTGGACCACTTCCGTAGCAAACCCGAGCGAGACCGCCTCCTGCGCCCCCATCCAGGTCTCATCGGCCATCATCTTTGCCACCCGGTCCTGGCTCAGCCCGGTCCGGGCCACGTAGGTATCGACGATCCCCTGCTTGATCGACTTGAGCTCGTCACGCAGCAGCCCCAGGGTCTCGATGTCCAGAGCAGCCATCACCACCACGACGGCCGGGTCATGGATCATCATGTAGGCGGTGTCCATGATCCGCACGGTCGAGCCCGCCATGGCCACGATCACCGCCGCGCTGGCGGCCAGGCCGTCGATCTGGACCGTAATGGGCCCGGGATAGTCGCTCATGATCGCCCTGATCACTGACGCGGCGATCGGGTCGCCGCCTGCAGAGTTGATCCGCACGGTGACCGGCCCGCCGTTGCCGACCTTGTAGAGATCATCCTTGAACTTGGCAGGGGTGATCTCGTCACCCAGCCAGGAATATTCCGAGATGAAGCCATAGAACTCCAACTCCGGCTCGCCGTTGGCGGCGTTCCGGATCCGCCAGAATGCCTCGTGCGGCTTCGCCTGGCCATCGAAGCAGCGGATCGGGCTATTGTTCCTGGCCATTCATTCCTCCGGATCCATCGGCGGAGATCGCCGCATAATTGCTGGTCATGTAGAAGCGGTCGCCCTCGGGATACGGCCCGACGTCGTCCTTCTCGCGGGCCTCGTTGGGCGTCATCTGGCCCGAGCGGATCTTGACCTCGTTCAGCTCGGCCCGGGTCTTGGCGTCCGTCCGCAGCAGGCTCTCGCGGATGAAGCGGAAGACGATATCGGCCTGGTCGGCCACCGGCACCCACTTGATCCGCGCCCCCTGCTCCCACTGCACCAGGATCGGGTCCAGCGTGGTGGTCAGGTAGTCGATGTTGTTCTGCTCGTTGGACGAATAGGCCTGCTTGCCCATGTTGAGCTTGTACTCGGGCAGCCCGAAGAAGGTGGCAATGTCGTGGTCGTTCGCCTGGATGCTCTCCAGGAACTGGGCATCGTTGGGCTTCATGGTGATCGGCTCGAACTTGGTCACCTTGCTGTCGAAGACGGCCAGGCGGTACGCATTCTCCGTGCCGCCGATCGCCTCGCCATACGCCTCGCGGACCTTCTCGCGGCCTTCCCTGTCGAGCTGGCCGGCATAAGTGATATAGCCGGCCGGGTTGAGGCCCTGGGTGAAGAACTTGCCCTGGGTCTTCATCGCGGCGAGCTGCCGGCCGATGGTGTCCTTCGCATACTGCAGGATGGACCGCCCCCAGAACCCGGTCTTGTCCGGGTTGATCATCAGGTGGAGCACCTCCACCGAGGGGATATCCTTCTGCTCGCCGTTGGAGAAGCGGTGGCGATACCAGAGGTTGCCCGCCTGGTCCAGCATGGCCTCGGTCCGGTCCGCGGGGAGGATCAGCAGCTGCGGCGGCCAGACGAGCGGGCGCCAGATCAGCGCGTTGCCCCAGTAAAGCAGCCACTGGACGACCGCCTTCTTGAAGATGAACGGCGTCCAGCCCCACATGTTGGGCGAGATCTCGAGCAAATAAGGGACGTTGACTGTGAACGGGTCGGGCGTCACCTGCTCGATCCTGCCGCCGGCGCGCCGGATCATCTGCAGGGGCATCTTGGCCACGTCGTCGCTGATGATGTTCCCGCACCGGTAAGCCGTGGCCACCTTGCGCGCGGTCTCCGACGAGACCACCTCCCCTGCCCCGGTCTCGATCCGCAGGATGTCCACCAGCTCCTGGTCCGTAAGATTCGGAGCGGTGTTCGTGACGCTCAGTGGCTTGCGCGAGAGGAATCCCATCACTGACTCCGCCAGGCCGTGGCCAGCCCCACCCCAACCAGAATGATCCCGCACGCGGACTGCGCCCAGGCAGGTGAGAGTAGGACGGAAACGCCGCTAAAAAGCAGGATCATTCCAAGCAAAAAAATCACTTCGCCGGCCCCCAAGAAGGCAAAGAAGGCAAAGAATTTCTTTAGAGAACGTCTCAACCGAACTCCATCGTTGCAAACGAAAAGCCCGACAGCTCCGCTAAGGGAAGCTGCCGGGCGCTGATCTCCGACGTGGGCCGCAAAAAGGAGCGGCCGCTCAATTGTGAAGGTATTCTAGAACGAGTATTCTAGGATGTCAAGGGTCAAAACCCGAAGTCCGGCGAATTGATCCAGTTGCCGGCCTCCACCGCATCCCTGAGGCTCTGGATCCGCACCAGGGCGTCGATCGCCGCGGCCAGCAGGTCGATCCGCCGGGTGTCGCCGCGGGTCTCCTTCGAGAGCTTGATGTTCTCGTTGGTGTCGGTCACCTGGACCGCGTTGCCCACGCACCACTTGAGGAGCGGCGAGCCGTCGTGGACCAGCTTGCCGGTGGCCACCAGCTCGCGGAAGAGCTTGGTCGGCTCGGAGAGCGTGCGCACCCCCTGGCGGATCTCGATGCAGGTGTATCCCAGGTCGGCGAGCTCGGTCGCGAAGTGGGTCGCGTTGTACGGGTCGTAGCAAACCTCGTGCACGCTCAGGTCATGCTCGAGCTGCATGTCCTGGATGTGCGTCTGGACCCGGTGATAGTCGGTCACGTCCCCCTCGGTCAGCTGCAGCCAGCCCGCCTGGGCCCACTCCCGGTAGGGGATGCGGTCGGTCTGCTCGTGACGCTTAAGCGTCTCCTCGGGCATGAAGCCGCATGCGCTGATGGCAACCCGCCCGTCCGGGAGCGCGAACAGGAAGGCATCGGCGGTCAAGTCGATCTTCTTGGCCAGGTCGACCCCCACAACGGCCGGCATGCCCTTGACCAGCTGCCAGAACTCATCCGGCACCAAAGCCAGCCCATCCCAGCGGTCCATGAACTCGCCCATGAAGTTATCCTCCGTCCCGTGGACCCAGCGGTTCAGGTTCTTCACCCGGAACGTGCGGATCTTGGCCGGATCGTGGCTGTCGAAGGCCTCGTCGTGCTGCTCTTTCAGCCTGGCCAGCCCGGCCGGCGTGCCTGCGCGGAGCGGGTTGGCCTTGATCCAGTTGGCCGGGTCGTGCTCGTCGTCGTCCGGGTCCATCTCGCGGATCATGACGAAGTACCGGTCGTTCCTGACGG